CCACGAAGAGGTTGGCGCAAAAACAGAACCTCAACCTCTTATACGCGAAACAACGCGTACTAGGCTACGCTAACTAAATATGTGATCTCTAAAACCCGGGTTATTCCGGTAAAAATTCAATCACATGAATTAGATTCGGCATAACCCGGAAGCTAAAAAGCTTCCCCAGGACGACCACAGTCCTGGTAAGAAGTTTACTCCTGCTGGCACTTCTATAAAGCCACATTTGTTAAAGGGGTGTCTGTCCCCTGTGATTCCTTACGGTGGAACGGGTGGATTTGGTTCATAAAACAGAATTGGACAACCCGTCCAAAAGTAAGGAGTGTAATCTTCGCCAGCGGCACAGTAAAAATCTACCACAGTGTCAGTATTCGGATCAGTCCAAAGAGAGAAAAGAGATCCTCCATATCGGAAGGAAGTTGTCCAATTCTGAGACTTCCCGGGGACATGCCTTTCTCGACTATAAAAAGGAACCTCCCACTCTAACACTGGGTTGACTTGCCCCACGGTCATAGCAGTCCCAAGGGCGGCAGAATTGGGTCTACCAGCTCCATACAATATACCAATACCGGGTGTCTGTATAACCGACGTGCTAGCTGCCTCAGCATCATTTGCATAGGTAGGAAGGTTAACGACAGTCTTCAAATAAAAAGATTGGTCTGTAAAACGTGACACTTCAAGTCTCGGTTTCATATTGGAACTCTCAGAAATTCCCCTTGCTACAGCTTTCCATCGAATAGAACCGCGCCAACCAGAAAAACAATTAGTTACCCAATGTAACATTACTGTATTACAGAAATTGTAATCAATAGGTCCAGCAGCAACGTGAATAGCACCCAATACACTCCCGCGAAGAAAGGGAAAAGAGGCCATTTGCACTTGCAAACAAGATCTAGAATTCGTCAGGAAACCAGTACAAGTATGTAAATTATAGCGTTTAAGTAATTGGCGAAAAGTAGTTATACACTCGCCAGTATACACTTTATTTATTAATTCATCATCTTGCAATGTAGGTCCTAACTTAACTGTTTGATCATGTAATGGTGCACTAGGCTCAAGAGTATTTTCAGACTCCGGGACAATCTCTCCAGCCTGGGGTTTCATACCCATCTGGGGTTTATATACATATTTCTGAAATTGATTACTAGGTACGAACACTTCAAAATCATCCCCCATTGACACAAATACATTGATTTCAATATCATTTGTAACAGTACTATTTGGTGTTGTTAATTCGTTAACGACATACAACCCAATGACACCGTTGCCGGCCTCTTTCGAAGCATATGGTGTTGTACTATATAATTGTGTGACTGCATCTTCACCTGGGACATGATGGTCAAGTAACGTTCGAGCCTGACCATTACCAATCTCAATGGTAAAATCCTTAGTATCAGCAATATCAACTACATGCAAATAATTAGTATTATACTCATTTGAGGCAATAAAATCAGGATCATACACAACTTTCAATCTTCCCTTATGAAATGAGGAGCACACAACCTGAAATCGAAACTTCATAGACCCAGTCCAATACTTAAATGGCAAACAAGCCATGGCACACGCGGGTAAATGCAACTCATCAGGGGGTCCCGAGACTTCAGCCCACGTAGCTGGGTCAATACGAGCATTCCACAAAAGTGATTCAGGCGCCGTACCTATATTCCAACTAAAAGTTGTTAGATACGACTCCCGTTTAGCTATATCTTTGATATTAAGAGGATCGGTGCCCCCTGATAACCCGGCGATGCGTGGATCAATTGACAACTCCTGCTTATCGTCAACAGTCAATTTCATACAATTGTCTGGCACATTTGTCAAGGCAAGCTGCCCGATAGGACGCGGAATGAAAGGTTCAGGCGCCTTTGTAATGAGTGGGCGGGAATAACCAAAAGTTTTGGCTATCCTGCCAACAGTAGACGCAGCCATTTCTGTCGCCAAAGCGAAAGGAGCTATTGTTGGAACAGACTTCAAAGCACCAGCGCACTTCTCAATTACACTTGCAGGTTTAGATATAACGCCACTGCTATTAGCTTCATCAATCTCTCCCATTTGAGGCACCAGCGTGGCAGGCTCACGTGCTGTAAGCACACTGAACGACACGTCTTCAGCCCAAGCAAAGACACTAATGGTAACTAAATCAGTAGCCCCATTTGCATGCTTGAGATCATTAATCGTGCGAACAGTTACTCTCCCCAAATCAGTCCAATCACTGGCAGGAATGTCCAAATAGTTCTTGTACCAAAACATAGGTAGAACCATTTCACCCCCACTAGAAGTGGTTGGATCAAGATAAACATGGGGCCTCTGTGATTCTTGTACCAAATCTTGCGTTATAAATGCGCGACTTGTTGACAAAGAATCAAAAAGACTATAGGGCAAATATGAGGCAATAGCTCGCCCATATTGAAAGCCATTTCCGTTTATGACAAATTTCACATGCAATTTAGCTTTCAACAGCTTATAGTTTGTAAGTCGATTAATAACACGAGAGTTTCCAAAATAAAGACCCCAAGGATCTATGTTAAAATATACAGACGTCCCCGTGCCCCACTCAGCCTCATGAATTTTAAGAGGTCGACTAAAGAAATTGTCGAGTGTTGCGTCATTAGTATCTTGCAACGATCGTGTCGGATCCATTTCGCCCCCTGCATCATATACATAGGGTTGCATCTGATCAGAAAAATCGACATTTTCTTGAGCGGTAAAAGTCCCCTTCTTTTGAACCGAAGCCTCGGCAACGACTCCCATCTGGGGTTTAAACAACATTCTTTTACAATATAAACATATACAAACATTTTCCAAATAATTATCATTAGTAAGTCAATATAAACAATCTCTACAGTTGACTCAAACTGTAAAGTGGTGCGATGTTGTTGTAGTGGCTAACTACTCCCCTAAATAGGGGTATGGCCGAGCACCATGCCAATATGTACAAAGCCTAATTTCATAAATGCACATGACACAAAACAAACATGAAATCGGTAATCCATATATACACAATCCGTTTCAACTTTACACTGGAACCCCGATGGATTTCGGGGTGGAGAATTTAACCATTTAATTCTCACGAAAGGTAATCCTGGCCTCGTTAACAGGTTCTGCATCCTCAGGTCGGTACTTCCGTAACCAATCCTGGACGCGCTGTTCATAACTCTTATTAAACCCACGACACAAATGGGTAATCCCAGCCTCAGATGCAACCTCTTTCATTTCTTTAAGACGTTGTTCATATTTTTCTCTCCCATAATAAAACCAATCATGAAGAGACGTGTCAATGTTTTGAGCTGCCTGCTGCTTCAATGTTAGTTCCTTTGATAACAAATGTGCATGTAGTCTTTTAAAAATAGAATCTTCAGCAAGCACACCAACATCTGCTTTTAAATCTGGGTGATAGAAATTCTTACGCTTCAAGAAATCAGCCTCATCCGCTTCCATATATTCCGTAGCAACAGATTCCTTGTCTGGCATAGTGAATTTCATATCAAATTTAGACAAAAATTCAGCAAATGAAATGTGGTTAAAAAGACTCTTATCCTCAGAAACCGTGCCCTTGACATCATCGCCGTATGTTCCAAATGCACAATAATCAGTAAAGGAACCGACAGGGTCATCTGGGTATTTCGTGTAATAGCAACTTCTCAAAAGCAAGCTGTTAACAATCGAATTAATGATAACGGTCAAATTTTGTCCAGAAGGATTTGACCCAAACAACATCAAAAGATCGCCATTATAAGCCATCAGAGGATACGCAACTTCCGCAACCATTGCCTCCATTACTTTAATATCTTCCTCCGTATAATTGCAATGGTGCTTTGCCACCCAAATCAAAATGGAAAAAGCAGCCATAACTAATTGCGCAGGCATTCGTTGATCATACTTACTGTAGTCACCGGCAAGAACATTTTTGCCCTTTGAATTCATAAAATCATTGAGCTGTTCCCATTCGGGACCTTCAGCATTTGCACCCACCATGCACTCACACAATAATGGATTCAACTGAATAATGCGAACAATTGGCAAGAAATACATACGAATAAGAAGCTGCAAAGCTATAGGAGCACTTTGAAAAACACGAACCTTTGTTTTTGTCAATTTCGTGGGTTCATCCTTCAAACATGCCTTCCAAACGCAATATGCACGCACACCGGACAACAAAACTTTCTTTATACGATAAACCTCGTTCCAAATGACTGCCAGAAATGTTCTCGGCTTCCCAATATCCGGATAATCTGCTGGATCAAGCTCAATCAAAAGTTTGGTCTTCTTCCCTGATAAAGGCCAACCAGGTGAAGAATCAAAATTCATTGGATCGATAAATCGTTTTCCGGCAATCCCGGAGACTGTCTGAACTTCTGTTAATGGCTTACACTCCTTAAATAAATCAGGTAGTTTTTCCTTAATTTTCAAAAACTGCATACGATAACACTGAACTGCTTTCACAACCACACTACCCAACGACAAAGATGGGTGAGACAATTGTTCTAATGCTACCTGATAAGGATAAACACCTTCACCTTTCATCTTAGGTGGGCCCCACTGCTGGGGTACTCCAGTAACTTTCGCAACAATGTCAGAAATAATCGTCGGTTCCACGGAAGAGCTGGGTGTAGCCCTCCCGGACGTTGGACCATAAACCTCAATAGAACATCCCTCAGTTAAGAAACGGGTTGCACTCTTACGATGTATCGGTCCATCCTCCACTAATTTTGTACCAAATTGATCTTTTGGCAAAGTTCCACGACTAACGGTCCTAACAACCCCAGGTATGGTAGCCAATTGCTGTAATCCAGTTTCAACTTGGTCAAACGTTAAATAACCACAGCCACCAGTTCGCCCTCGACCACACAGATGGAAACCAAGAATAGTAGCTCCCTTCCCTCGTGAAACTAAAGGCGACATACACATGCCTTCCGCAGTATCAAAAGTCAATTTGTAAGTACCTCCTGGAATATGCCTCATGGAATAATGATCAATGCCTGTTCTATCATGCGTGTATAACGTTTTTGTGAACTCGACATCACCACTTCTCTCCCTTAATATGAAGGTGGCTTCAGAATCCGAAACAGGGCCTGTGGGTAGAAACTTCCGCATATCTCCCATGCTGCCAGCACTAGGTGTCCAAGAAATTGCAAAATCAGTACCTGGAACTATGTACGTATACTTCTTAGCAATTGTATCTCGAAAGTTACCTCCTGTACCCTTTGGATTACTTCTCCAACAGCGGATCTGAAAATCGTCAAACCCTTCCTCCCAATGCCGATGTACAAAATGGGCAGGCAAAATTAAAAAGTTACTTTCAATTACAAAACCACGAATAAAATACTTTTCACTTTCAACATACACAAGATTGTCAACACATTTATTTGCCAAATCATGGGTAGTTGTTGTTTTTGAAGCCGTACTCATGGGTAAAGGTGAAATATAACTAGTAGCCCACACGTTTTCTTCATTATCACGCTCTTCAACGTCTTTCATAGTTTGCGGATTCAAATTCCCTTGAGGAGAAAAAGTCTTCTTCATTCCATAAATCCAACGGAAGACGTAATACAAACCAAACAATCCTACACCCAACAACAACTTACCCGAATTTTCCTTCAGGACTTTAATATATGCTGGAAGTGCATTATTTCGTCGCAAAAGTTCTTCTCTTATAGCACGTTTTTCATAATACAAAACGACCGCAATAGTTAAAACAGTGCTGTAGAACACAATGAGACTGGCGAGATACCATACAATACTGGAATAGTACCAAGCTTTAACAAACCACCAAGCAGAAACGACAAAACAATACAAGTACAACACTATGACTTTCCATCTTCGGTTGATCAACTCCCACCTGCGCAAATGCATGACATAGTGAGTCACGTAAGGCGAAGTGATAAAACTTTCTGGAACCCATGCAACCCAATCAAAAATGGAATCATTGTACCACTCATCCAAATGAATCAAATCTGCGGTCCTTGTTTCTCGTAATCGCCAGAAAAATGCCCTGATGTTCCATCGCTGCTGCAATTGCCACCGGGCAAACCTATACAGGTGCCACATAGTAGCACGTCTAACACTACTTCTCCATGCAAGAAAATAATTCCTCACCCATGCAGCATAAAAACGTACATGGTAATTACGTGACTCACTTGGCATACGTAAGAGCCATACAGCAACATTCAACACAATGCCAATTATCCAACCGGTAACGTACCAAAAGAAGAAACGCAATATTGACCGAAATAAAGGCGACGCTTGTTCATCCAAGTGATCATCAACACCCAACATGGTAGGTAGTCCATGATATAACTCATTAAGCTCTCCGTGAACTGCTTCATCATCTGGGTGCACTTTTGGATCGACCATGCTGGGCAAACGCGCGGACTCTTCAGCTGCAATCTTTTCACAATCACAAAACACGAAACCACACTTCTTGCAACACTGAACTTGGTCAGCCACGGTGGTATTCCGCTGAACAAATTTGGCCTGATAATCATAATGATCTTTTGATGCAACTTGCGCCCAACGTAAATACGTGTACACGTCAACATCAGTCATTTGTTGTCCCTCAAACTTTACAGGCTTCAACTGATATTTATTCCTTTCCGAATTAATTGTTTTAGGCATTCCAACAGAGCACTTCCTAACACTAATCAACCATATATCGGCATCTCTTTTAAAGCCATATTTAGCCTCAACTTTCTTGGAATCCAACATTCCATCCGTTTGAAATTCTGTGCGTACTTTAACTTTCACATGAAACAAGCGACGAAGTATCGATTCGGGCTTCTCAGAATATTGCTCTGCAAGCAAATGCTCAACGTTGGTCGTTACCATTACAATCCACGGATGTAAAGCTACTTTCCCTTTAAGGAATGCTTCAGCCATGGGTGCAAGAAACAAAGCATTATTTATAGTCTGAATAAGACGATACGCTGGAGAAAAATCCATAAACTTCGGTGCAGTATTGCCATAATCATCAAATACAATGACATTGGTTGAGGAACGAATATTCGAAGCATACTTGTCATTATCAGCCCATGTTGCAACGCGCTCGTCAGAAACATCTATATCATTGTAGCGTCCAATTGCCTCATAGGTCAATTTATTCAAAGTAGTTTTCCCGACTCCCGTATTACCAAACAAGGAAATAGCAAAAGGTGACTTCCTTAATCCTCCTCGAGTACGAACCTGAACAAATTCATTGCGCCAGTCGCGTAATCTGTCAAGTCTATCCACCACAAACTTCTTTTCAATGGTCATTTTGCGGGAAATTTTCCCAGCGACCTTATCACCAAGATCAATAACTTCATTAAGAAGAACCTCATAATCAGTTTCCGCAATGTGGGCGAATTCCTTCAAGTTTCCAGTCAAAGAATAGCCATGAATATCGCGGATACGATTGTACTTATCTTCGAACTTTTTCATTTCTTCATCATGTTCAAAGAACGCAGAAATTTCACCAGTCTTATATACACGCCAACCGCCTTCGATAAAACCAATGGCAGTGGTGCAAACAAGATCTGCTAAATCAGCGCACTCAACTTGACTCTTATAAACAATAGGCTCAAAAAGAGTAAGTTTTCCCATTTTAAAAGTGATACTAGAAGCTTCACACATCCCAATGGACACAACGTAATTCAATAATTTTAGAAAATTCCTCACATCCTTGTTTTCGCGATAACGCTTCCAATTAGACAACGCTGCCCTCAAATCCTGCAGCCACTTGTCCTCACTTACACCGTCTTGTTCGATCATTACATCAACATGCCTACTAATAACATCACTCCAATCGCAATCAGCCTCTGGCCTTAAAAAAGACATTAAGTGACCCAAAAGGGAACGTTGACTGTGAGCTTGTGCGTAAGATACCAACGCTGATATGACACCTGCCTTATTCCGACTCGAAGAAACACTCGTTTTCAACGCTAATAGCAGAGTGGTCTCCCGTGCAACAAAATCAGGTGTAACAAACGACGGTAACCTGAATCCAAGTTGTTCTTCAAAAGTTCTACGCCGCGGACCAAATATAGCTTTCCAAATCAATAAAATGCTGTAAACATACAAATAGATGGTCAATACAAAAACACAAATGAAAAACACACCATACACAATATCCCAAATGAAACAATCACGGGGAATAGTGTACACACTAATTGCTACATTAAGTAGCAACCAACAATTAAAAAGCCATAAAGGCAATTCTAAATCCGAAGAAAAAGATGGTCTGGATAAAAGATTTTGGCTATTACTAACTTCAATGCTATATTGATGCTGAAGGGACGATTAATCCACGACAGCGCCAGGTCTTCCCACTAGCTCTTAAAGAGCTACAAACTTACCTCGAACGTTAAGCTGACTCAAGCCTTCATCAGCTATAACAAGGACAGCACTTGCCATGCAATACCTACGTGGATAGGTAAGATCATAGGCAAGCTGGTTCAATTGATTCAATGACTAACAAATAGAGTCTAAACCCACAATAGTGGGACACAGCTCCAAGTCGTTCACACTCACACTGGGGTTCCACGCCCAATGTACCTCCTACCCTATTACCGGGCGCCACAGGAGGAAGTTCGTCTATTTTCTATAGACAAAGAATCAAAATAAACAGCTGTTACACAACCGAATTTGTGTATGCCGCAAACATATGCAGTCTGAACCATTGGGAATTGCAAATCATCCCTATGATAATAATTTCCGCTTTTTCGTAACGGGTTAGCAACGCCTGTTTTTGGTCTCATGGACTTACCATGACTTAAAAACACCTAGATCAGGTTCTATTTTGGTCAGTTTACTTCATGCCGAAGGATCGCTGTTGATTACAGCTATTAACTCCTATTTCCTAAAATATGAGTAGTGAAATCTTCATTGTCGTGAAGGTTTGAGGTAAGGACTCAAAAAGAGTCCATCAATCATCGTGCATGCCATATACACTCATGACCTCGTTAAATCGTCAAAAGACGACTTGGGGTAATGACATTCCCAAGATTTTGTTGAAAGCTGGTTTAACACTTTCGATACCTAGTCAAGAAAATATATATAATACAAATACAAATAGTACGGAGAACTGGGGCAAACCCCAGAACTCCGACAAAATGGTAAAGGGGGGCGGACCCCCGTCCACCAATTGTGTCTCCAAAATAGAGACAACTACATGAAATGCT